ATTGGCTTGCTTCCCATAATTATTAGTTTTACAGGTGCATGTGTGTATCTGATTAACCACAATTGTTCACAATCGACTCCGGAGACAGTCATTCAATGCCTTTACTTGGACGCACTAAGTATGATCAATACAAAGTAATATTGAAAGATGACGTTGAGAATGTATTCATTGAATATGTTCTGGCTCCTAATACTGAGCGTGCTGCTTGGCAAGCTCTTGAGTTATCCGATCAACGCAATTGTACACTAACGGATGTGAGAAGAACGGATGAGTGGTAGGAAGGAGTTCCCTAATAATTGGAAGGCTATCAAAGACGCACCTAGTGAATATTTTGATGGTTGTACATGGGAAGAGTTTGAACTATTTAAGCTTAATGGATGGGAGATTCCATCCAGTGTTCAGTGCATTATTCGGGCAGAACATAAAGAAACAGGTGCCATCACTGAGCACAGTTATCAACGGCCACATGCTGCCAAAGATCGCATGGTCAAATATTTGATGGATGGTAAACACATCTTGACGATATGCAATGAAGATTCAATTCACTTAGTTACCACCAAAAACAATGACCAAACAACAGATTGAACAGATCACCAACGACCAGACCAAGCTTGAACAACTCACGCATGAGGAGTTTACTACCTTTTTAGCGTATGGATTCTCTAATGATACTCTAGTGTATGATAATTGGGATGTATTTACATCGCCACTAAGCATGTCTACTTATTGATTATTGTTATCATGAGCCCAATTGAACAAGATTTTGAGTGAAGCGCGTGACTTGTATCATTACTGACAGTATGCATTGCGATCTTAAGGTACTAGCTGCACAGCGTGACAAAACCATGATTCAATTGATTAGTGATGCAGTCAAAATGTATTTACATAGAGAGGCATCTACATTTGGTATCACACCGAACGACGACGTTTGTTAATCGCTGCGATGTTTCACTTGTGTCTATCTTAACTTCTTTTGTTTTATTTTGGCTTCAATGACATCTCTAGATATGACGTGTGGATTTCACGTCGCACTTTACATGTCCACTGTGGTATGCTTATCATGGAGTTCAGCTTGAACCATGGATCCCCTCAAAAGAGAAGAAACAGACAGCAAGCTGAATGATCTACTCAACGCTTGGGAGATGTTACGTCTTCAGCATCGTGAGATACCTGCGCAAGCGGTAACTGTTCTTCTGTATGTAGCCTCACACAATCCCTGTCATAAACAGGCTATAGAAGAAGATCAGAATCTCACGACTGCATCCTGTTCACGGATGATTGATTTTTTAACTAATGGCAAACAACGGCCCGGTAAGTTATCGGCTGGTCTTGGCTTAGTTGAGAAGTACACCGATCCTGGTAACGGACGCAGACACCTGTTGAAACTAACTTCCAAGGGTGAGTCACTTGTCCACCTTATCAAATCCACTATCTATGGATGAGATCAAAACATGGCAACAAGCCATGAACTACACATTCCAAACTCGCCACACATGGAGACATGGCAATGGATCAAAGACAGCTCGAATTAATTGCGAGCACATTAGTCGGGTCGCGGGAGGATCCTTCCCTGTCCAACGCATCAAGCCAGCCGTTGTCAATCAATGGTGTATTGAGTGGGAAGACGAAGGAAAATCCGACGCTACTATCAATCGAATCGTCAGTGCACTCTCGACTGTCCTTAACCACCTACTCATGGATGAGTTGATTGAATCAGCTCCTAAGTTTCGTAGGCGTAAGGAATCAGAGGGACGTGTATTCTGGTACACCAAAAGTGAGGTTAATCAACTATCTCATTTGTCCACTGATGTATTTACGCGTGATGACTTATCTGACATCATTCAATTCGCTGCCTATACAGGTATGCGACAGGGTGAAATCTTACGGATAAGGAATCAGGACATTGATGTTGTAAGTAACTTGATACACGTTGGAGGCGTCCCTACTCAAATAACCAAGCCTAAGAATTGGAGAGCCATACCAATTCATGACAAGATCAAGGACATGGTTTACTCTCGTTGTTCACAATCGTCCGCCACAGTTCGCATTTTTGGCGATGAATGGCGGGACAAAGATCAACTGTTAAGAGCCTTTAGAAAGGTCAACAAACTCTTAGGAAAAGAGGATGGTTATGTATTCCACACGCTTCGACACAGTTACGCAACATGGCTCGCTGATGCTGGCGTCCCAATCAGATCCATCATGGCTTTGTGCGGACACAAGCGTATCGAAACAACATTACGGTATGCAAAAGCTACAGATTCAGCACTCTCGGAAGCGATGGCTGCTATCTGAGCGCGACTAATGGGTAGCGTGATACCATTTTCTAGCTGCAATAGCGGCGATTCTACGGTGAGTCTCATCGCTGGAATCCCTCTGCGGATGTGGCGGAATTGGTAGACGCGCTAGTTTCAGGTTCCAAGGCGAATCTTAATCACTGACGTATACCTCAGGTAAAAAAGCCTGAGGCGTCAGTTGCACACACATATCCACTAGGGTATGATTCTATTCACTGGTTCTAGCGAGGAATTTCATTGGCAACGCCAGCACAAATAGATGAGCAAATTCAATTTGAAAGAGATGCAATCCGACTCGGGCTTGAGCGTCTACGCAAAAACACGAGAGATCTCGAAGCAAAGTCATATGCATCCGCTAGCGTATATGGGTGCAGCAGTATTTCTACTCTTCTGCCTCTGGTTACCAAGCGGATTGAAGACACCACAAAGCGTATCCGTGAAGGATGCATTGGAAAGTCATTCAAGGAAATACATCAATACCTTGAGCCAATAGAAGCTGGTGCATGTGCTGCAATTGCACTGAAGATTACCTTCGATAAGGTATTTAGCTATAGAGATAAAGCTAATCTACTTCTAACCGTATGTGATGCTATTGGTACAGCAGTAGAACAAGAAGCTCAGATGCAGTTCTATGAGAAGAATTGCCCTGGACTGCTACATACTATCAAGAAGAACTATTGGCATAATACTACTGGCACACATCAGAAGTTTGTCATTATTCGCACGCTGATTCAAAGATATGATGTACCTCAATGGTCATCTTGGCATCGTACTGATCGTGTAAAGCTTGGCGGTTGGTTACTAGATTGCATCATGGAGTCAAGCGGTTGGTTCATGAAAGAACTCAAGCGTGAAGGTAAAAAAACAAATTCTTTTGTTATACCAACACCTGAGTTTCTTGAGATCAAGGATGAGGTAATGGCAACGGCTGAATTATTCAGTCCCATCGCTTATCCCATGCTTATTGAACCGAATGATTGGTCTGAATCGCGTCAAGGAGGTTACCTATTAAATGAGGTAATTCGAGGTCACGACATGGTTCGACGCGGTGTCGGACGTATACAGGGAGAAACACCCTATGCCTTCTTGAATAAAATTCAGAAGGTAGGCTATCGAATTAATTCTTTCACAATAGACGTCGCTGAGACGTTGATGCAAGCTGGAATGCCTATTGGTAAGTTTGTCCCTATTGTAGAAATCCCTCTACCACCTAAGCCTGTAGATATTGCAGAGAACAAAGATTCTCGTAAAGACTACAGACGAAGAGCTGCTGAAGTATTAAATACAAATGCAGCTTCATTTAAAAGGTCATGTAGAACACGCATGACAATGGAAGCAGCAAAGCTATTCAAAGATAAGAAGGAGTTCTTCATTCCTTGGTCCTTTGATTACAGAGGACGTGCTTATCCCATCCCTGCTTTCTTAACTCCTCAGGATACTGATTTTGGTAAGTCATTACTTAAATTTAGTGAGGAGTCATACATGACACCTGATGCTGAAGACTGGCTAGCGTTTCAAGTTGCTACTACTTATGGTCTTGATAAAGCACCTATGCATGAACGTATGCAATGGGTGCAAGAGAACGATGCGGTGATTTCTGCGGTCGCTCAAGACCCAATAAGCACCATATCTATGTGGGAAGCAGCAGAAGAACCCTGGCAGTTCTTAGCAGCATGTGATGAGTATTACCATTGCGTAATTAAATGTGATCGAGATTATACTTCTTTGCCAGTTGCAACCGATGCAACTTGTTCCGGGTTACAAATCCTCGCCGGACTCTGTAGAGATGCGTCCACTGCAAGATTGGTCAACGTCTTGCCGTCAGATCGGCCACAAGACGCCTATCAAATCGTTGCCGAGCAAGCTAAACCAAACTGTCCTGTAAGTATTCAACCTTACATGGATAGAAAGACTGTCAAACGTGTAGTTATGACGGTACCTTATAACGCTAAACCACATTCTAATAGAGGCTACATTCGTGAAGCTTTAAAATCCAAAAATGTAGAGATTAGTAAGGAGGACTTAACTGAAACTGTTAATGCTGTTAGAGCAGCAATGGCTGTAGTAGTCCCTGGTCCTATGGCTGCTATGAAATGGATCGAGTCTGAAGTAGCTAAAGCTATTAAGCGAGGTGTCAGTGAACTTGAATGGGTAACACCATCAGGATTCATTGTCACTCAGAAGCTCAACAAAAAATTGGTTGAGAATGTCAAGCTTCAGCTACTTGGCCGTGTAGAGATTCGTATTGCTACTGAAGACAGCGACAAGGTAGATCTCTTACATCACAAGAATGCAACAGCACCGAACTTAATCCACTCCTTAGATGCAAGTCTTCTACACCTATCTGCACTAAGGTTCGATGCTCCACTAGCACTAATACATGATTCTGTCCTGTGTCGTGCAACGGATATGGGTACTCTTTCATCCATTGTTCGTGAAACATATATGCACCTATTCGCTGAGAATTCCTACCTTGAAACTTGGGCAAGCCAGATAGGTGCTGAAACCAAACCTCCAATCATTGGCGATCTCTGCCCTGAGTCAGTGATTGAATCAACTTATTTTTTCTGTTAGTGAAACTGTATATCTACAGGAGTGAGTTCAATTGTGTAACCCACGATGGTTACATTCAGATTGGATTTCATAATCACACAGTAGAAGAACACATTAGGTTGTGCCCCACAATATATTGGATAGAAACATACTGGTTGCCAGATGTATTCGCCAATAGATATAAACGCTCTTCTATGCAAGCACACATTCGTGTGTCTGGAGAGAAATCAACACTAGAAACTAACTAATGCCACGTACTATCCACAAAACTGAACAGCCTGTTGTCCTTGAAGGGTTCCAAGCTGTACTGAAGCCAAGTAAATTTGGCTATTCATTGTCCACTGTTATCGATGAGTCCATGATTGAAGCTCTTGAAGTAGATCGTGCGGAGAATATTAAGTGGGCTGAATCAAAACTAAAGAACCCTAAGCGTTCTACTCTCAAGCCTGAACCATGGGAGGAGGTATCTGATGGACAATACAAGGTCAAGTTCTCATACAACGATGAGACCAAGCCACCTATTGTTGACACTGAAGGAACTCCAATTACAGACGAATCAACACCTCTATACTCTGGCTCAAAGGTCAAGGTCGCGTTCTATCAGAAGCCATACATTCTCAAGGATGGTGTTACTTATGGTACTTCGCTTAAACTCGTTGGTGTGCAAGTTGTGTCTCTCAGCTCTGCTGCAGGAACCGACTCAGGGAACCTCAGCAGCGAAGATGTCGCGGAACTTTTCGGAAACACGAAAGGATATAAAGCCGCCGAACCTAATGTAGTCCCTTCTACTGATGCTGAAGTGGTTGACTTCTGATGACAGTTACTACTGAAGATGGAGATCGTCAAAACTTATTTGCTACAGAACCTTTAATGGAGATTATGGAAATGAACGAATCACACAATGAGCGTGCAGAGATGCTTAATGGACGCCTTGCAATGCTAGGTGTTATCGCTGCAATTGGATCTTATGCCATCACAGGTCAGCTAATCCCTGGTATTTGGTAATGGCTTTTCGATCAGGACTTGAAGAACGAGTTGCTGATCTTATGGTTGAGTTAGGAGTGAAGTACGAATATGAATCGACAAAGGTTCCTTATGAGATTCAACATAACTATACTCCTGACTTTCTTTTGCCTAATGGTGTTTATCTTGAGTGCAAAGGGTACTGGGAAGCGGAGGATCGTCGCAAGATTAAAGCCGTCAAACAGCAACATCCAGAAATTGATTTAAGGATGGTATTTCAAGCTCCATATAATAAGATTAGCAAGAAATCAAAAACTACATATGCACAATGGTGCGAAAAACTAAATATACCTTGGGCTAGTTTTGCAAACATACCAATCGACTGGTTCGTCTGAGTTTCTTCGGCATGATCCATGTAACAACTGTGGCTCATCTGATGGACAAGCTGTCTATACAGATGGTCACACTTATTGTTTTGTGTGTCATGCATGGACACCACCAGACGGGAAAAATTATTCACAATCGACAACCACTTACGTGAGTTATAAAGGATCAGCCGGACGGCTGCAAAAAAGAAATATCTCCGAAAAAACTTGTGAAAGATTCAAAATCTACAGGGATGGAGATCAACTACGTTTCTACTATCACAACTCAAATGGCCAACCTATCGGCGCGAAGATTCGCACAGCTAATAAGATCTTCTCCTACGAAGGTGAGACGGACGGATCTTTCTTTGGTCAACACCTATGGAAAGGTCATGGTAAGCAAATCGTCATTACTGAGGGAGAGCTTGATGCTGCAACGTATGCGGAACTACTACCAACATGGGATGTTGTCTCGCTACCAACAGGAGCAGCAGGTGCGAAGAAAGCCGTACAAAAGAACTATGAATTTCTTCAGGGATACGATTCGATCATTCTATGGTTTGATAATGATGAACCTGGTCAGGATGCGGCAAAAGCTGCTGCAAGTGTGTTACCTCCTGGAAAGGTATTCATAGCGCGTATAGAGTCTTATAAGGACCTCTCAGACGCATGGCAAGCTAACGATAGGGCTGCTATTGATAAAGCTTTCTATGAAAAGAAAGCGTATCGACCTGACGGCATTATTGAAGCTAAAAGTCTATTAGAGCTAGTAACTACACCAACACCTCCATCTGATTATGACTATCCCTTTGCAGGACTTAACAATAAACTCCATGGCATACGACGTGGAACACTGTGCACAATTACTTCAGGCAGCGGTATCGGCAAGTCCAGCTTCTGCAGGTGTATTGCAAGTTCTCTATTACAAAGGGGAGAACGAGTCGGTTATTTGGCTCTTGAAGAATCCAACAGACAAACAGCTCTAGGCATCATGTCTAGTTCAGTAGGTAAATCCTTACACCTTGGAGAACCTACACATAAAGAACTAACAGAAGCATTTGATAAAACAATTGCTAACTGGAACTTATTCTTATTTGATGGGTTTGGTTCTTATGATCCAGACATTATCTATAATCGTATTGAGTATATGGCTAGCGGTCTTGATTGTAAGATTATCTTCCTTGATCATCTCTCTATCCTGTTGTCAGGACTAGACGGTGATGAACGTCGGATGATTGATATCACCATGACACGCTTACGTTCCTTAGTTGAACGAACCGGTATTGCTCTATTCCTTGTTTCACATTTAAAACGTACAACTACTGACAAAAATCATGAAGAAGGAGGACGAGTTACGCTTGGACAATTACGAGGATCTGCTGCTATTGCTCAGCTCAGCGATTCGGTCATTGGACTTGAACGCAACCAACAATCAGACCAAGCTGGAGGTGTTACGACAGTTAGAGTCCTTAAAAATCGCTATTCAGGCGAGACTGGAATAGCTTGTGCACTTAAGTATAACTTAGAAAACTGTAAATTTGAGGAATCTGAAATTGAATCTGAATTCAACCCTGCCACTGACTTCTGAAACTATTGGTTTTACAGGTAATCGTCTGGTACGTAAACCTACACCACCAACTGAAGAAGCTATTAAGCGTGCAAAATTTGTAGACAAGACTTATGTATGGAACAAGAAGTGAGTCTCATCTTTGACTTAGAAACAAACGGACTATTAGCTGATGTTACTACCATTCATTGTCTAGCTATCTATGACTTCGATACGAAGAAAACTATCTCGTATAACGACCAGGGTAATGAAGAACCTATTGTACGAGGGATACAACGATTGGCAGATGCTGACTGTATCTTGGGTCATAATGTTATTGGGTACGATATCCCTGTTATTCACAAAATCTACCCTTGGTTTATATCTCCTGGGGTTGTCGTTGATACTTTACTTTTATCACGTCTATACCACTCGAACATGATGGAGTTAGACAAGCGACATAACTGGAAAAACATGCCGTTGCAGTTATACGGCAGACATTCTCTTGAATCCTACGGTTATCGATTAGGTGAATTTAAAGGTTCATTCAGCAAAGACACTGATTGGAAAGAATGGTCTCAATCAATGGAAGACTATTGCATCCAAGATGTACACGTTACCACCAAACTATTTTGTCACTTCCAAAAATACCTGAATGGGTGAAATTAGAACATCAGGTACAAACAATACTTACACAACAGGAGATTCATGGATGGCATTTCGATGAGCGGGCTGCATGGTCGCTTACATCGGCTCTCAAGCAAGAACTTTGCGATATTGAAGAGGTACTTCGCAGGCGACACCCTTTCGTCAAAGGAGCAGATTTCACTCCAAAAAGAGATAACAGAACTCAGGGATACATCAAAGGATCTCCTTTCACTAGATTAAAAGACACAAACTGTACTTCACGAGATCACATTGCATGGATATTGCAGACATTTTATGGCTGGATTCCGACGAGTTTGACAGCTACTGGGAAACCTATCATCGACGAAGTTGTTCTGACAGATATAGCGTCTCCGATTTCTATGAAGTTCGCGAGATGTTTGACGGTAACGAAAATGCTTGGGCTCCTCTCGGAAGGCGTGAACGCATGGCTGAAGCGATGTACGAATGACCGGATACATCATCACTGCAGCGTTGCAACAAGTACACACCGTTGTGCACACCGATCACCCAACCTCGCGCAAGTCCCAAGCGACGAAAGATTTAGAAGACTCTTTATCCCAAGTCCAGGCTTATGCATGGTGGGCGCTGACTTGTCTGGGATTGAGCTTCGTATGCTTAGCCATTATCTCGCTAGGTGGGATGGAGGTAAATACGCCGACATCCTCCTCAATGGAGACATCCATCAAGTCAACGCAGATAAGATTGGAATCTCCAGAAAATTAGTCAAGACGGTCACCTACGCAATGCTGTATGGGGCAGGTGATGAAAAAATTGGACATTCTTATGACAAACAACTCTCCTCTACAAGTGCTAAGCGAAAAGGTAAGGAGATTCGTGCTGCATACGTCGAAGCAATTGAAGGACTTGGAGACTTACTTGACGCTATCAAGAAAGCTTCAGAAAAAGGGTTCATCAAGTCTATCGACGGTAGAAAAATTGCAGTTGATTCATCTCATAAAGCGTTGAACTATTTGCTTCAATCAGGAGCTGGTGTAGTCGCAAAAAGATGGATGGTAATTAATGATCAAACAGTAAAAGAAACAAATTTATGCGCCAGTCAATTGGCATTCATACATGACGAATTGCAGTTCGAGTGCAGACCAGACCACGCTTCCGATTTATCAACATCCTTGGTATATAGCGCAATCGCGGCTGGAGAGTACTACAACCTCAGAATCAAAATTGAAGCAGAATCAAAGCAAGGAAACAACTGGTCAGAAGTCCATTAATAGAAGTAGAGTAGGTGACATTATGGAACATATTGTTATCACAGAAGCTTTGAAACGTGGTGCTGAAGTATTTCCTAATTCTAGTTGTACTGGCAGTATTGACTTAATCATTAAAATCAACGGTCAATCAATTGACTGCGATGTCAAATCAATGACTCAACGACACAAAGCAAAAGGCTTATTTTATTACTCTCATACAGCAAAAAGTATGACTTCAGCCGGTGTTTATTGTATTTCAGTACACCCAGAAACTTTATCAATCTCCTGGCATCCATCATTAACCCCTGAAGGTTTCGAGACTTTCTGGGACTAACCTATCCACTAACACATTAATGCTATACGCAAAGAAACAACAAAAGATTCAAAAACCTGGCAAGAAATCAGCACAGGGACAAGGTAAACGATCTAAACCAAAAGGTGATCGTAAAATGAGTAGAGGTCAAGGATGACTTCATTATTAATAGACGCTGACTACATCGTTTATAAATGTTGTGCAGCAGCAGAATATGATATTGATTGGGGCAATGATGTAATTATGGTTGGTAGTAAATTTAGTGAAGCTTATGCAGGAGTTCTTAGAGACATCGATCGTATTAAACAAGAGTTCTTTGATCCTGATGTCATTCTGTTCTTCTCTGATTCTATTAACTTTCGTAAGAGTGTTGACCCATCATACAAAGGGCACCGAAACCGAAAGAAACCATGCGGATATAAACGAGTAATCCACAAACTACATGAGAGCTATCGCGTGATAATCATGCCTTCGCTAGAGGCTGATGATTCAATGGGAGTATATGCAACATCGAATGATGACTGTGTAATTGTATCCCCTGATAAGGACATGAAACAAATACCAGGATCACTATATAATCTAGACGAAATGTTCACAATAGACAAACAAAGCGGCTGGGAATGGTTTCTTATTCAGACATTGGCTGGTGATAGCACTGATGGTTACTCAGGTGCTCCTGGGTTCGGTGTAAAAACTAGCTCAAAATTTTTTGCCGAAAATGGATACACTTGGAATTCTGTAGTGCAAGCGTTCAAGTCAAAAGGACTGACTGAAGGTGATGCTCTACGTAATGCACGACTAGCAAAGATACTTACATCAGATGACTATGACGGAACAAAACCAATCTTATTCGATCCCTCCAATGCCCATCTTAGAACTGACGATGGAGCAGGATCTAAAGATGCGACAGATTCAGGACGGACTGAAGAAGATCTCGAAGGAGGATATGCAAACTTTATTTCTAACTCTGCAGCAGCAATGCTTCATTCTCACAAACAACGTTTCACAGCTAGTTAAGCAATGGCCGAATCTCCCACCTACTACACCCGAGGTTCCATGGAGCCTTGGGACTTTATACGAGACCAAGGACTAAACTATCATTTAGGGTGTGCTGTTAAATATATCTGCAGAGCTGGATATAAAGACAGCAAAACTAAAGATCTTAAAAAAGCAATCCACTATTTACAGAATGAATTACAACACACAGAATCAAACTCTAATGATGATGGCGACCCAATTCCGGTCAGCATACTCTTTGGAGATGACTCCGATGACTATGCAAAAGAGTTTGATCGATGAGGAGTATCAAGAATTTTGTACAGCTTTTCAAGATGAAGGTTTTGAAGAGCAACTAAAAGAATTAGCTGACCTTGTTTATGTTTGCTATCAATACGCTGCTGCTAAAGAATGGGACCTGGACGAAGCAATGCAGCGTGTCCATAAATCTAACTTGTCAAAGCTAGACGAGTATGGAAAACCTATCCGTCGTGAAGATGGGAAGGTATTGAAAGGTCCTAACTATGCACCACCTACACTAACCGATCTGATCAATGGCTGAATTAATTTCTAGAACTGGACGTGTCCAATCATGGATCGATGATCCTAATGGCCGTTTACCTGTGTCGTGCACAGTATTTGTTGTTGACAATGAACTCGAAGGACCTAATGGAATTGAAGCATCTTGGCGTTTCTGCTCTAAAGCTCTCAGACTTGGAGCAGGAGTTGCTATCCACTTATCAAGACTTGATGCTAAAGATACCGAGAGAGAGTCAGGCGTCGTTGCGAGTGGTCCTGTATCATTTGGACGAATCTATTCGGCTCTTAACGAAACTCTCAGACGGGGCGGTAAGTACAAAAACGGAGCAGTAGTTCTCCATCTTGACGCGTCACATCCAGACATAGAAGAGTTTATTACTACGCCACGTTCAGCTCTACCTTGGGTAAAACGTTGCGTCAATATCACACAAGAATGGTGGGATGAACTGCCATTAACAATCAAACATCTACTTATTCAATCAATTAAAGCTGGAGATGTCTGGCTAAACAAAGTAAAGTATGAAGGAACAAAACGAATTAGAGGAAATGTATGTCTTGAGGTGTACTTGCCATCCCGAGGTACGTGCTTATTGGAGCACATTAACCTTGGAGCCTGTAGCTTCGAACAGATCCCTAGTGCTTATGTTGAAGGGATGCAAGAGCTTTGCCAGTTACATTCAAAAACAGGTGTGGGAGAGACTGGAGAATATTTATCTTCTTCCACAGATAGACAGGTTGGACTTGGAATCTTGGGTCTCGCAAACCTCTTGCGGAGGTACGGTGTCACCTACGAACAGTTCGGACGAGCCTTAGATCAATACTCAGCAGGAGAAATAAAAGCTACTGCTGCTTATTCTCTTGTACAACAGATGGCTCATGGCATCCGTGATGCTTCGCTAGTTGCTCATAAGTATGGAATGAAGCGAGCCTTCGCTATCGCTCCTACAGCGTCTTGTAGCTACCGTTCAAAGGACGCTGATGGTTACACCTGTACGCCTGAGATTGCACCACCTATCTCACGTACTGTTGATAGAGATTCTGGCACCTTTGGTGTTCAAACTTATAACTACGGTGATGTAGAAATTGCATCAGAAGTTGGCTGGGAAAATTACAAACGGGTAGCAGACGGCATCATGCGTCTCTACCAATCCAGTGGACTTCTTCACGGTTACTCTTTCAACTGGTGGTCAGATATGACTGTCATGGATGAGGACTTTATTGAAGAGTGGCTTCAGTCTCCACAAACCTCTTTATATTATTCGCTTCAAGTGATGGGAGATGTGCAAGATAAATCTAATGCTTATGCAGCAATCGCTGAAGATGAAGTGGATGATTATTTGAGCAGTCTCTTAGCACCTGAACGAGAATCAAATGAACCTCAATGTGATTGTGCAGAATGAACCCATACGAAAAACTACTATCAAGGAAAAGAAAATGGACACCAGTTCAGACAAGTGCTGGTACATGCAAGACCGGTGCGGAGGAAACGATTCACCGTGCACTTGCTATGCGACATATGGAACTACCTGTGGGAGATTTTATCCGTGATGCCCTGGTTAATGAAGTTCCAGACGTGGCGAGGGAACTACTCGAATCCAATGTCCGGGACGAAGAAAACCACGACGTGGCTCTTGGCTACATCGCCAATGCTTACGGGATGGATGAAACATCTGAAGCAGAAGCGTTACGGTTACGTGATGCTTGGGTCTCGCATCCTGATCACACAATTACCAAAGCAATGGTGGCCGAACGTGCAATTTTCTTCGTTCTTCTACCATTCTTTCGCTTTAATGGTGACGCTGGAATGCGAACAGTAAGTGCAGATATTTCCAGAGATGAACAAATTCACGTTGCTACCAATAGTATTGTTTGTAGGGAGCTGGGGCTTGATATCAGTCCTAGTCTTGATAAGCTCCGCTTGGCCACGATTAATTGGGTGATGCAACCACTTAAGGTAGGTGCATCCGATAGATATCTAGATAAAAAATTTTGGTTGGATTCTAGCGACACCTTAATGTATCAGGGTAAAGCGCCACAGCTTTCTGCTACTAAGTCAGCAAGGATGCCAGCATTCTTCGAGCATAGTAATGTTAACCTCCCACAATATGCTTAGTTTGCTAGAGGCTAAAGGTATGCAAGCCAACGCTTTAGCACTCGAAGCACAACAAACTTTTCCACCATTTACTCCCTCACCAACTGACGATATGAACACAATTATGTACAAAGCTGGTCAACGTTCTGTTGTTGAATGGTTGATTGAAAGGATGGAGAATAACGATGGGTAGTTTTAACAAAAAATTTAATGAGTACTCTAAGGATAATTATATAGCTGCTGAAGAGATTCAAGATCTAGCCAAGCAGTATTCAAGTCAGGCACTTTCTGGTAGACCTGGTGAGGATAATAATTATTTTAAAGAGTGGAGGCTTAATGATGAGAAAGCGTTTTGGAAGAAATTTAAGGAGAATTATAAGAAAGGTGGCGGGGAGAAACTAGGTGTTGCTGGTGTAACGGGCAGGGCAGATAGAGAAAAACTAATTAATGCCTACAATAATCCACAGTATGGTGCACCAGTAAAGCCGACTGAAAAGAAAGAGGAAGAATATAAACCAAAAGTAAGAGATTATAATATGGACTTTTCAAGTCAAGCGTATAAAATGGAGACCATAGATGTAAGCGCTATTGATGAGAAGTATAATTTAGACAGGACTCAAAAACAAGTAGACAGATTAGCTAGTAAAGCTAAAGAGCCTGGTAAGTATAAAAGCTATCTCGACAATCTTCGAGGTAGTTTTAATGAGACAAAAAGAGTGGATCTTAATAAGATCAATAAAGGCTTGTCAAGGGATATTAAAAAAAACAAAAAGCAGATTAGAAGGCTTTCTAAATTTAATCCAGATCCTTTCAAAAATAAAAAATCTAAACGCTAATCATGGAAACAGCTCTTAGTCGCTACACGGCACTCCGATCTGACCGTGACCAATATCTAGAGACTGCCGTAGAAGCAGCAAAGCTTACCCTTCCTTATATCATCCGATGGGATGATGAAGATAATGTGAAATCACGTAGTCAATTGTTGACTCCGTGGCAAAGCGTAGGAGCTAAAGGTGTTGTCACCTTGGCATCAAAACTTATGCTTGCAATATTACCTGTACAAACTAGTTTCTTTAAGCTTCAGTTAGATGAAGCCAAGTTACTACAGCAAGGTGTAGATGCACAAATGAAAACAGAAATGGATCTTAGCTTTGCCAAGATCGAGCGGACAATTAATGAAATGATTTCTGCTTCTGATGATCGTGTAGTCGTACATCAAGCACTAAAACACTTAGTTGTTACTGGTAATGCACTCATTTTTATGGGTAAGGATAAGCTCAAACTGTTTCCACTAAACCGGTATGTTGTCGATAGAGATGGTGATGGTAATGTCATAGAGATTGTCACACGCGAAAGAATTAATAGAAAAATTGTAGAAGGTAAGTCACCTACTTCTGCAAAGAAACGAATCAATGCCGTAGGTGATGATGGAAACAAGAGTACTCAAGATGATGATGTCGATGTCTACACTCACGTAAAGCGTGAGGACAATCGTGTCATCTGGTATCAGGAATCAATGGGTGAACGCTTGCCAAAATCATTTAGCAAGGCACCACTTGATACTAATCCCTGGATCACTCTTCGTTTTAATACAGTAGATGCTGAACCATATGGACGAGGCAGAGTAGAGGAATTTATGGGTGACCTTAAGTCCCTTGAGGCACTCTCTCAGGCTATCGTAGAGGGCTCAGCAGCAGCAGCTAAAGTAGTCTTTGTTGTATCTCCTAGCAGTACAACTAAACCACAGACTCTGGCGGCAGCAGGCAACGGTGCAATCGTACAAGGAAGACCTGAAGACATTGGTGTTATTAATGTAGGTAAGGGTGCAGATTTCCAGACTGCCATGCAACAGATGCAGATATTAGAAAAGCGTCTAGCAGAAGCATTTCTTGTCCTTAATGTACGTGACTCTGATCGTACTACTGCTGAGGAAGTACGTATGACGCAGATGGAACTAGAGAAGCAACTTGGTGGATTGTTTGGTTTGCTAAGCGTTGAATTTTTGATTCCATATCTGAATCGTAAACTTGATACTTTGCAGAAGTCAAAGGATATACCAAAGATTCCAAAAGATTTCGTCAACCCTACTATTGTTGCAGGTCTAGGTGCTATTGGTCGTGGTCAAGACGGTGAAGCGTTAACTAATTTTATGAACACTGTATCTCAGACACTTGGTCCAGAAGCCATGCAGCAGTATATCAATAGTGATGAGGTGATTAAACGTCTAGCTGCTGCTCAAGGTATTGATGTCCTTAACTTAGTTAAGAGTATGGACGAGCGTCAATCTGAACAATCACAGCAGCAAAACTCAGCTATTGATATGGAAATGGCTAAACAAGCTGGTCAGTTTGCACAACTAGATCAGCAACAAGCACAGATGCAACAACAACAATGACAGAAGAAAACAAGAAACCAGCACGTACTCGCAAGAAGCCAACACAACAACGTGAAGAGCTTCCTCCTGAAGAGGAGCGCGGTCCAGGTATAGCTGGCAACCCGAACAAATATGCCCAACGTCCAAAAATTGGTACTCCAACCCTAGGCAGATCCACCAATTATGTTGAGACGGTTGGTCTTGGAAACTTAAAAGTAATTAGTGCAAATGGCAACAATGACGTATAACCCTTCTGAACAACAGGAAGGAGAACTTTCAGCAGATGAGCAGGACTCTCTAGCTGTTGGTGAAAAGATGGCTGAACAGGAGCAACAACTCCTAGCTGGTAAATACAAAGATGCTGAAGAATTGGAGAAAGCTTATGTGGAACTTCAATCTAAATTTAGCGAAGGTAAATCAGAAGCACCAAAGGCTGTAGAAGAATCAGAAGCACCTGAAGAACCTGAGCCGCAGAAAGAGGAGATTGATTTTTTTGAACGTTTATGGGAAGAGTCCCAGAATGATTCAGATAATTATTCTGATGAACTTCATTCTGCATTACAGTCTATGTCTAAGGCTGACTTAGCAGAAGCTTATCTAAATGTTAGGTTTCAAGGTACGCAGCCTGTATCTAACATGAGTAATGAAGATGTAACTTCTTTAAAAGATATGGTTGGTGGTGCTAAATCCTATACTGATATGTTGGCATGGGCAAAGTCTGCATTTAATGAGCAAGAGATTGCTATGTATGATCAAGTCATGCAGAATGGTGACCGTGCTTCTGCCTTTTTTGCAGTACAAGCATTGGCCTCGCGTTATGGGAATTCACAGGGTGTAGAAGGTGAGATGCTTACAGGTAAAGCTCCACGTTCAGATAAAGGTGATACCTTTAAGAGTCAGGCAGCCGTAGTACGAGCTATGTCTGATGCTAAATATGACAAGGATCCTGCATATCGTCAGGAAGTAATGGAAAAACTAGAACGTTCTAATTTGAATTTTTAATTATGGCTAAGAAAGGATGTAAAGGAGCCAAAGGTGGCAGCAAAAAAAAAGGCTACTAAGACTCGTCTTGATAAGTCTTGTTGGAAAGGCTACAAAAAATCTGGTACCAAAGTAAAAGGGGGTACCCGAGTAAATAACTGTGTAAAAAAGAAAAAATGATTCCACTCCTATCCACTATCGTATTAACAGCTTCATGGTATGGCGATTATTTCCATGGTCGCACCGCTGCTAATGGCTCCGTGTACAACATGTATGCCAGTACTGCGGCTCACAAGTCCCTCCCCTTTGGCACCCGGCTACGGGTTTGTTATAAGACTTGCGAAGTGGTGATGATCACAGACAGAGGACCGTACATTCCTGGACGGCACCTTGACCTATCTAAAGGAACAGCTACACGCATTGGCATGAAAGATGTTGGTGTAGCACCTGTTGAAGTTTATCGAATGAACTAGCTGAATAGAATAAGGAGGGTGCAATTCCCTCCGCAGCTATTGGACAGCCAAGTCCTAAAAATGGTCTTACCTAATTGCTACAAAAAAATGCACTATTACTTTAATGACCACTATTCTTTCAGGACTACAAAAACAAAATAACTGGGAAGCCTTTTGCAAATGGGTTACCTCAACAGATAACAGGCTTTATGTTGGCTGGTTCGGTGTCTTAATGATACCTACTTTACTAGCAGCAACTATATGCTTCATCGTTGCATTCGTTGCAGCACCACCCGTTGATATCGACGGTATCCGTGAACCAGTCGCAGGCTCTTTACTCTATGGCAACAACATCATCAGTGGGGCAGTCGTCCCAAGTTCCAACGCAATCGGTCTTCATTTCTACCCCATCTGGGAAGCAGCAAGTCTCGATGAATGGTTGTACAACGGAGGACCATTCCAACTTGTCGTCTTTCACTTCCTTGTCGGTATCTACGCTTACATGGGACGAGAATGGGAACTTAGTTATCGACTTGGTATGAGGCCTTGGATCTTTGTCGCATACTCAGCACCCGTTGCCGCAGCGTCGGCAGTCTTTCTTGTCTATCCATTTGGACAAGGTTCTTTCTCAGATGCAATGCCTCTCGGGATATCCGGGACCTTCAATTACATGCTCGTCTTCCAAGCGGAGCATAATATTCTTATGCATCCTTTTCATATGCTTGGTGTTGCCGGCGTATTTGGTGGGGCTTTGTTCTCTGCTATGCACGGAAGCCTTGTCACGTCTTCTCTCATTCGTGAGACGACTGAACAGGTAAGTCAGAACTACGGTTATAAGTTCGGTCAAGAGGAAGAGACCTATAACATTGTTGCAGCTCATGGATACTTTGGTCGTCTTATTTTTCAGTACGCTTCTTTTAACAACAGCCGTAGTCTCCACTTCTTTTTGGCAGCTTGGCCTGTTGTTGGTATCTGGTTTACTGCTCTTGGTGTATCTACCATGGCTTTCAACCTAAACGGATTTAACTTTAATCAATCGATTGTCCATGGAGGACATGTCGTAAATACTTGGGCTGACATCCTGAACCGTGGTGGTTTAGGTATGGAAGTCATGCATGAGCGGAATGCTCACAACTTCCCACTTGATCTTGCAGCAGCTTCTACTACTGAAGTAGCACTGACTGCACCTTCTATCGGGTAATTATTAATTACTCTTTCTTCATTTCTTATTATTATGTCCTTAGCATATAACCCTAGCAATCGTTCTTTGAGTAAAGTTCAATATATGGTCAACACTACAGGTGATCAATGGTTTGTTCCTACAACTGGTTATGGCGACAGCTATAACTCCGGTACAACAGCACAGCGCCTAGCTGCATGTAAAGTCCTGTCTGGTAAAAAAGCAGATGGTACAACTGATATCGCAGAAGAGGTCGTTGCCTAATGACTGAGATTGGTGTAACAGTAGCTCTTGCGCTGTTCACTGCTCTTGGAGCTGCCACCCGACAGCTACACAGTAAAATTGATAGTCTAGATCGTCGTGTTGATCATCATGAACTAAGGGTAGCTGAATCATATTTATCTAAAGCTGATTTTACTTCTGCTCTGGATCGTATGGAAAATCATATGGTCCGCATTGAAAATAAACTCGACAAATTATCATCATGATTTTTACTGTTCTCCGCCCTATTCTGTTTAGCTTTCTGACTAGTAAACAGGTCAAGCAACTTATTGTTGACGTGCTTGAAGCACTTGCTAAAAAAACTGAAAACACTCTCGATGATCAAGCAGTCGCTGCTGTTCGTCGTGCACTTCTACCTGAATAAATATGACTAAAAAAATTCTGGATGTACCATATCAATCTCAATTAGATAATGTAAGTGGCACCGGATACAGAGAATGCTTCTCATCCTCTTGTGCAATGATTGCTATGTATCATGGCTACATTGAGGGGGATGATGCATACAATGCAGTTAGACAGAAGTATGGAGACAGCACTGATGCTATGGCACAGGAGTCTGCATTACGTAGTCTTGGACTTGATCCAAGGTTCCGTACTAATTGTGAAAAGAAAACCCTGATTGGTGAGATTGATCAGGGGAGACCAGTTGCTGTTGGTTGGCTACATTATGGCCCTCCTTCTGCACCAACTGGTGGTGGTCATTGGTCCGTTGTTGTAGGTTATGATGACACTGGTTTTTACATGCATGACCCTAATGGTGATGCTAACCTTGGTTCAGGTGGTTACCTCCCATCATTAGATGGTGCATGTCTCCACTACTCATTTAAGAATTGGCTTCCAAGATGGGCAATCCCTAATCCATATAATGGATGGGCAATGATTGTTACTAAATAAATTACCTTACGTTCAACCTTAAGGTCGCATGATACATAGCTATGGAACGGGAGCTATGCATAAGGTACTACTAATGTCCAACATCGTTACCCGCTACATCACAAATCAAAAGAAAAAATCAGCAAATTATAAAGCTGATGCTCTTCGTTATCGTGGTGTAGTTTACAAACAACTGAATAAGTAAGCTTACTGGAAGGTGCAAGTCCTTCCTTCAGTATTAGGCTTCAGTCCCTTACGAGGATACGCTGTTGTCGAACCATGGTCTCGGTTAGAAGACTGCTTATAAAAAAACTAAATAACTTCTACGCGTAGAGGACAACAAAGCACACAAATAACCTCTTTAAAACAATGACTGCTGCTGCCGGTACTCCTCCTAATAGTACCTCAACTCCGATTGGAAGTATTAACTCCAATCCACAACTCGGACTTTCTACGGCTACAAACGCTACAACACCTGGTTATCAGCCTGGTGATTCTACTGGAAAGTACGCTCTCTATCTGAAACTCTTCAGTGGAGAAATGTTTAAAGCTTATGAATCTGCATGTATTGCTAAGGGTACGGTCCAAAACCGTCAACTTGCCAATGGTAAGTCCATGCAATTTATCTTCACTGGTCGTATGACGGCTGGTTACCACACTCCTGGAACTCCGATTCTTGGTAGTGGTGATCCTCCAGTGGCAGAGAAGACCATCATCATGGATGACCTCCTGATTTCTTCAGCCTTCATCTACGATCTCGATGAAACACTTGCTCATTACTCCCTTCGCTCTGAGATCTCCAAGAAGATTGGACATGCTCTAGCTGAAGCCTATGACAAGAAAGTGTTCCGTACAGTTGCTCTTGCAGCTCGCGAAGCACACCCGATCACTGCTGCTCCTGGTCCTGAGCCAGGTGGTTCGGTCATCAAACTTGGTACTGGTAATCAGTACAACGCTCAATCGTTGGTTGATAGCTTCTTTGAAGCTGCTTCCATTCTTGATGAGAAGAATGTACCCCGTGATGGACGCACTGCTGTGCTATCCCCACGTCAGTACTACGCTCTTGTCTCACAAGTCGATAGCAATATTCTCAACCGTGACTACGGAAACAGTCAGGGCAACCTGAACTCCGGTGAAGGTCTCTATGAGATTGCTGGTATCACGATCAAGCGTTCCAACAACTTGCCATTTATGGTTACTGGTGGTGGAACTGCAGGTGTTATTGATCCCGTCGCTGGTGAGAACAACTTCTATGGCGGCGACTTCACTACATCATGTGGACTCATCTATCAGAAAGATGCTGCAGGTGTTGTTGAAGGAATTGGTCCTTCTGTCCAGACCACTGGTGCAGATGTGAAAACCATGTATCAGGGTGACATCATCGTTGGCCGTCTGGCTATGGGTGTTGGTACTCTCAACCCTGCTTGCGCCATTGAGCTGCAAGCTGCGAGCTGATAAGGAGTAATTGGTTATGCCACAAACTCCTGGTACAAGTGCTCCGTACACAGTTGATCCTTCAATTCATACGGAAATGGCTAATCGTACTGACAAGCAAGCTAACCCTGTGTCTTCAACAACTCAGGATCCTGCTGTTGGTATCGAGATTGGTCGGACTGCAACTCTTGGTAATTAATTATGCCTACTACTACACGATATTCCGTTGCTAAAACACAAAGCTCCTACAGTGCTTCTGGCCTGGGTGCTGTTTTAGGTTCAACGGTTAAATCAGAAACAGAACAATGGACAGGTGGTATTGCTTATGGTTCGCCAGAAGCTCTCGATCCTAAGTCGCAAAACACACCACGAGTACCTCCTACCTCGTGATTTATACGGGAGTCTCTTCGGAGGCTCCTTTTTTTTATTCTCTTATTGAGAACAAATCTCATGACACAATCTGCTTTCAGTAAAACACACTTTGAATTACAGGCCATTAATCAGATGCTAGAAAGCATTGGACAGGCTCCTGTTACAAACCTAAATCAATCCAACCCTGACGTTGCAATTGCTTACGACACACTGATGCAAGTGTCTAGGGATGTGCAGGCTGAAGGTTGGACCTTTAATAGAGAATATGATTACAGTATGGTTCGTCAATCCGATGGAACAATTACTGTACCTAGCACAGCATTGCAGGTATCATTGACAGATTCCAATGCATACAATAAAGATAAGAGAGCAGTTGTCAGAACTCAATCAACAGGCTCTACTACACGCAAATTATATGATATAATCTCCCACTCATTTATATGGTCTCAAACTATTAAATGTGATGTGGTTTGGTTTGTAGAATTTGTAGCAATACCTATTCCTATTCAATCTTACATTGTTGCAAGAGCTGCTAAGTTTTTTTCTCAAAGAACTATTGGCGACGGTACTCAATACTCAGCACTTGCTGAACAGGAAGTTACCTGTAGGGCTTATGCACTAGAGTATGATACTCGTCAGATCGATAGGTACTTCTTTGGCTACAACAATAATGGGCAGTTCTATAACAGCTATCAACCTTTCAAAGCACTTACTCGATAATGCCTGCTATTACACAAGAAATCTCTCCTTATATATTTGGAGTCTCTCAAGAACCTGATGTAGTTAAGAAACCTGGATTCCTAAAGGAATGTCAGAATGGATACCCTGATATTGTATTTGGTCTGCAGAAACGTCCAGGTAGTAAATATCTAAATACATTGCTAGATCTAAGTAACAATCCAGTCAACTTGGTTGATGTGAAGGATGCATTTTGGTTCTCTATTTCTAGAGAAGAGGATTCATTATACTTTGGTTGTATCATTCCAGCTACTTATTCTGGGTCAACATTGTCTACGTATGGTCAAATCAGACTGTGGAATGTTAGTACAAACCTGGAGTGCAACATAGTCTATTCGGATGATACTGATCCGTCTTCGTCCAAGGATGGCAGCGGAGCAGGTACAACAAGAGCTTATCTAATTGGTAGTTCTAGGAACGATTATAAGACGATTACTGTTGAGAAGGGAACAACTCTTTTAAATAGAAAGATGGTTGTTAGTCCTAGCACTATTCTTACTTCTGGATCTTTAACTGGCAGTGTATCTACCTTTGCATCTTTACCTGTAAGTCCTGCTGTAAGCAGTATTTATAAAATTATTAATACTGAGAATACTCAGAATGACGATTACTATGTAACCTGGAATGGTTCCTCTTGGTCTGAAACAATTCTCCCTGGAATTTCTAATGGATTTAATAATTGGACTGCACCACATAACTTACTGAAAACTATCGATAATCCAACAGGTAGAGATACATTTACTTTAGGGGAAGAGCTTTATAGTGATAGAACTGTTGGTGACGATGCTACTAATTTCCATCCTAGTTTCGTGGGAAGCACCATTCAGGATACCTTTTTTTATTTTAATAGGTTAGGTTTTCTATCTCAAGATAACGTTGTTATGTCTCAACCGCTAAAGGCTGACAACGTATCTGCTACACCACAGGTTCATGACTTCTACAATAAGTCAGCACAAATCAGTATTGCTTCAGACCCTGTTGATTTAAATGCTAGTAGTGTTAGATCCATACGTCTTTCTAACGTCCTTCCTGCAGCACAGGGGCTCATATTATTTGCTAATAATGAGCAGTTTATGATGGTTGCAGACTCTGGTGTTATCACTCCACAAACTGCTATTATCAAATCAATCTCTAATTATCAAGTTGATGATAACTTAAGGCCTGTTGAGTTAGGTGGTGAATTTTATTATATATCTAAAACACTTCGTTACTCTCATGCTTTCAGGCTTTTAACTAGAGGTATGGATAACGACCCTGTTACTACTGAGGTAAGTAAGATTGCTTCTGAGTATATCCCGTCATCCATTAATCAATTCACTTCCAATCCACAGAATCAATTCATAGCCATGTCTGATTCAACTCAGTCTTATGTATGGTTTTATAAGCAATTTATGGATGGTGGTCAACGGCAACAAGCGTCGTGGTTTAAATGGCAATTACCTGGTAACTCACTTGCCTCTAGATTTACAAATGATACTATGTTTGGTCTAGCTGGAACTGTAGATAATAAGGTTATTGCTTTTGAAATACCACTAAATAAGAGTCCCGATGACAGTCTCTTAACCTCTGCTCCTAATATAGCTTTGGGGCCGTACCTTGATTTATGGACAAGTAATACTGGTACACCTACGTATGATTCTAGTACTGATTTAACTACAATTCCTGTACCTGCTAATTACCCAATACTTGATACTTCATCTGGAGCTAAACCCTGTCTGATCTTCTCTACTACCGCAGTTGCTGCTGGTTCAGCCGGTGCTCCTATCAGTAATCAACAGTGTGGAGCCTTTTTTGATGCAACTATTCAAGGCAATAATTTTCAGATCATTGGTAATTTTGTACCTGATGCTTCTAACTACGTAATCGGATATAAGTATGACATGATATTAGACCTACCTACTACATTCTTTAGGTCTGGAGAATCTGCTGATTACACAGCGTCTTTACGCATTAGTCGTTACAAGTTCTCTTTTACTAATTCTGGTCTTGTTGATTTTCAAATTAAAAATTATACCGATAACGATGAATTTACTACAGCCTATAGCGTAGCAAATACAGAGTTTTATAAGGCAGATACGTTACCAATTTACAAACAATTAGTATTTACTATTCCTATTCATCAACGGAATGAATACTTTAATTTTAGAATCTTTAGCGATTCACCATATCCTTCAACATTGAACAAGTTAATGTGGGAGGGAGTGTATACCCCACGTTATTATCAAAGGAGTTAAATTATGCCAGCCGCATGGATAGGTCTTGGTGTTAGTGCATTGGGTTTGGGCGCGAGTGTTGCTGGTGCTAGTAGTGCTGATTCTGCAAACAAAGAGGCGATCAAAAAACAGTTTCAGCAGGACAAAAAGAATTGGAAGTTTGAGAACAATCAGAGGGCTGATGTTTACGAATATGAAAAACAAACTGTTGAAACTAATAGACAGAATAACGAAAATGAGATTACATTTCGGGAAGCTGTTGATCAACAGGGTTATGATCGTGCATTGGAAGAGCGGAAGCGTGTTTTCGATGCTGAAAAGGAAGCTTATCAGGCATCTGAGGAAGATTATAAAAATCAAACTAAACTCAACGAAAAGTTTGCCAAGCTTGCCGTAACAGAAACAGAAAATAAACGTGACGAACAATATGCAGAACAAGACTTCGCTAATCTTCGTAATAAGTTAAGCTATCTTAAAGATCAAGATGCAGTAAATTTTGCGCTCAAGGGTAATAAAAATAATTTAAAAGATGCTACCGCTGCACAAACAATTTCTGACAAACGAAATGAAAATGCTTTAGAACAAGCTAAATTGGCAGCAAATTTATCTATTAATGAAGCCAAAGCTAATAAAGGATTTGTTAAAGATAAGAAAACACTCGCTGATGAGGCTTTTGTTAATCAACAAGCTTCTCTTGAGACTAATACGCTTGGTAATAAACAAGCTTTGCAAAATCAAATTGACAATGCAAATCTTGCTTCTACTCAAAATATAGCTGGCATTAATTCTAACTTTGCTAATCAGAAGCTACAAAATGCTCAGCAAACAGATTCCATTGCTGCAAAGCGTGATCGTGAGATCATGTCTATCAATCAAAACATAGCCAGTATTACTGATAGTTTTGGAGATCAATCATTAGCCAGTGAGCAGAATAAGGCTGAAATTACAGATGCCTATGGCGATAAACAATTAGCTAATCAACAGAATCAAGAAAATATCTCTGCGCAATTTGGACGCCAATCCATGGAGAGTGATATTAATCGTTCAAATATTGGTGCTCAATTTGGTGATCAATCATTAGCTAGTGAGCAGAATCGTGCAAATATCATGGATTCGTTTGGTGATGCTGCTCTTGCCACCGCACAGCAACAAGCTGATTTACAAGGTAATTTTGGATCTCAAAAACTAGCTAATAAGCAAGCCAGGGAAAATATTAAAGATCAGTTTGGTGATTCTAGTTTAGCTACACAGCAATTGCAACAAAATCTAGATCGTGATTTACAATCTGCACAATTAAAAACTCAACAAACCATAGGGTCTATTGAGGATACTTTAGGAGACCAAAGACTTGCTAAAGATCAAGCTATTGTTGATCTTGATGATCAAACTAAATACCAGCTATTTGAAGGTAATAATCGTATTTCTGACCTTAAAGGTGAATTGGTTACTAGTGCATTGCAATATCAGCAGCAACGCGCTACACAAATGTTTCAGCAGCAGGCTAACAATCTTGAGGCTCTACAGTCACAAGGAATCGCTTCTGCATCTGGTCGTCGAGGAAGGTCTGCTGCACGTCTTGTAGCTTCTTCTATGGCTTCTGCAGGTCGTGCGAATGCACAGCTTACTGACAGTATTCTCCGTGGTGATATCCAGCAAGGCGATCTTGTTACTAATATTAGGCGACGTATCAAAGAAGCTGGTAGTTTAAAATCTATGCAGCAGATATCGAATGAACGCCGTAAACGTGACCAACAGGATACCTTCAAGAGAAGTGTTACTGATCGCGCTAGAGGGCTTACTCAGGCCGAACAAGATTTAGCATTTTCTAAAGGCTCTAGTGACTTATTAAAGAATCAATCTAAAGAATCTTTATCTAGAGAGGCGATTGACCGCGACAGGCGTTTAGCGCAGAATTTGGAAACAGAACGGGACCAAGAGAGTACAACAGCTAGAAGGAAAAATCAACTTGATCAAACTTTAAGTCGTAACTTATCAGATAGGGATCGTGCTCTACTTCAAGATTCACAAAACCTAGAACGTAGAAAAGGTGATAAGGATCGGGCTTTAAATCAGGATTCTCTTCGATTAGATCAAGATAGAGCAGATAGAGATCGTGCTATGAACCAAGGGAATCAAACTCTTGAACGTGATTTAGCAGATATGAATCGGGGCGTGGACAATCAAACAGACAATCTTAAACGTAGTCAAATTGATCGTGATCGCGATATTAAGCAGCAAAATGCTATTAAAGAACTTTCAGAGATTGATGCTGCACGTCAAACGCAGGATATTGTTGAAACCGAAAGTCTTCAGAATATAGATAAAGGTAGGCTTGTTGAAAATCAGCGCGCCAACAATGAGCTTGTCAAAAAGCAAACTGAGGATAAAATAACGCTTGAAGATCAAGTCTTTAAAAATAGTCTTGCATCAATGACGACTGAAAAGAAACAGCTTATGGCATCATTAGATGCAAGCTTATCTCAATATGGTTTTGATATTCAACGTTCTAAAAATGCTAAGCTTGCTGCTAAGGATGATTATAAAGTTAATAAATTAGGTGCTGAGGAAGCATTTAAATCTGCTTCTAGAGATTATGATCTTACTGAAGCACAACAAAACAAAGAACTCAAACGTGCTGATGCACAACGTGAGATTGAAAAAGACGAGTACAAGCAATCTATCAAATCCATTGATAAAGCATTTGATGCTAACGTCAAAGGTGTTGCATTGGATCAATATAGTGCAGACCTTACGGCTGATAAAGATCGTTTGGTTAAACCTGTTAAAGGTCCTAAACCAGCTAAACCCCTTAAATATCCTAAGACTATTTACCAGGATCCAAGGGAGCCTATGGAAACTCCTAAACCTATCAAAGGTGTAGCTAAAGGTGGAGCAGTGTTATCTGCTGTTGGACAGGGGCTAGGTAATATAGCTTCATTAACTCTGTCAAATGCTGGGGCTATTAATAAGGCTCTAGGTGGCTAATAAGTAAAGCAAACTAAACATCATTTTAAAATGGCATACAGGTCTTATGGGAGCTACGGCTCCTTTTCTACTTCACCGAATCCAGGACGTTCAAGACGGATCCTGCAAGCTAACGCACAAGAGTCTCGCAACTTTCAAGAAAGAGAGCGCATGATTCAGGAGCAGCAACGCTCCTACATGGATGTCATGCGTCAAAAATTAAGAGACGAGCAACAAAATAGGGACAAAAATTTTCAGTTAGAACAATCCTTTAGGCGTGATTATCAGGATTCTGTTAATCGTAATGAGGATCAGCGTATTGCTAACACCATACAACAAGGAGCAAACTCTGAAAGTTTTTGGAAATCTATTGGTGAGTTTTCTGTTAAAGCTGGTGAAGTTTATACAGAGAATTGGATTAACAAAGAAAATGAGAAAAATATACAACAGTTCTATGATGCAACTAATGAGTTAAACCAACTTAAAGCTACTAATATAGAGCAGTATAATCGTACAATTGGTTTAAAAGTAGCAGAGGAAAATCAAAGTCTACTTGATTATGCAACTGCAAATTCCTCTGCGAATGAAATTGCCGAGACAGCCGGTGAGCTTCAAGCTGATCCTGTACGTCAAATGGGTGCAGGTTATAAACCTCTTATATGGCAGAAAGCTAAAGCTGCACATGTTGCAAACTATATGCCTCAGTATATAAAAGAGAATTTAGATTCTAGAATTAAAGTTACTGATCAAGATGGTGAAGAGTTAGAATTTACTGTTCAGGATGCCTTAAATAGAGGTGGTCTGTTGGCTTATCAAGCTACTGAGCAACTCAAAATGCGAGTAGCTAATTCTGTTGAATTCGATAAACTTGATCCAGTTTGGACTAAAAAAAATTTTACTGATCCTGCAGACCGGGCTATTGGTAGATTTTTAGCTGCGAATGAAATTAACGTAGAAGAGCAAAAAGTTAAACAGCAGGAAGCATCTGAAAATAGAGTTCTTACTTCTGAAATTTATGTTGGATTTACTCAGAATGATAATCCTGACTCTACTATGTCGATGGAACGTTCTATCAATCGCATTGCGGTCGAGTCTGGCGGTAAATTCTTAAAACCTGATGGTAGTATTGATAAGGCATTTATTAGAGATAGTGTTTACCTGCCTCAAGTACAGGATCTTGTAGAGACTGGTCAATTTGATAATGATCTGCCAGCCATTAAACAGTGGATTAATAACCAACAATTTATGTTTAATGGTGATCAAGTAGGTACATTAGAGGATGTCAAGTCTAGTGAAGCACTCTTTGAATTAAACAAGGTTATTTCTGAGCGTGAAGACAGGATTGAAACTAGTGTTGATACTCGTAACGCGGCCATTGTTGATGAAGAAGTTGATACTATTGTCTCTACTGCTTTAGAAAATGATCAACGTATTGATAGTGTTGAGGCTGTAAAAATCCGAAGAGGACTTCTTAAGTATAGAGCTACTGATCCTGCTTTATATCAGCGTGCAGTAGATAGATTTGAAGCGTATGGTCCTGGTAACGCTGACAAGATTGACAAAACGAAAGCCTATGTCGATCTTGAGGCACAAGCTAATCAAGGTACATTGACGGAGCTTGATCTTCAACAGAATATGAACTGGTTAAATAAAAATCAGATCTCAAGCCTTAATGAAAGAATCCAACAATTTGGACCTACTACTAATCCTGAACGTGAAGGTTATAAACGAAAAGATGTAGAAACAGAAATTAAAGCTTTATTCCGTTCAAAGCTAGGCGAAATGGATCTTGGAACTGGTGTTGATGCTAGCGTTGGCTGGGCTACAGCAACTGCTGGTGATTACTATGTCAATAGATTAAAAGAACTTTCAGAAGATCCTAAGCTTACTCCTGATCAGGTAGCTATTGAAGCAAAGAAGGATACAATTACTTATGTAGCTAATGGTATGGATGATGAAAAGAATCCATTCTATGTTGTACCTGCAAATAAAGCTGATAAAACACAAGGCTATGTAAAGAACTTTCGAGTTGGTAACTTTACACCTGAACAACGTTCTGATGTATCTAAACAATATCAAGACATTACTGCTTCACCTAGCCTACTAGCAGAGAAGGTATATCTATCAACAGGTTACCTGGCTGATTTAGAAGGTGATGTAAAGAATGGTCGTTCTGTTGTTTATACACCATGGGTTAATGAAGTAGCACGCCTTACTAAAAAGAAACCTTATGAAGTATTGAATGAGCAGTTAAAAGCTGCAGGTATTAAACAAGAAATTAAACCAGGATCATATGATGTACTGTCTGAACAGATTGTAGATAACCCTGCACTTGAAAGTATGCTTAAGCAACCTACTCGTGCTGGTATTGCTACATCAATCATTAGCTCTGGTAATGCCGTCAACAAGGTCCGTACGGGCTTCCAAGGTGAACAGGATGTGATGTCCTTAGCTACTGCAGCAGGCTTCAAATCACCTCCTCTAGCGGCTGCTATGTGGGCATTAGAGACTGGTCGTGGTAAGACTGTACATGGACCTAATGCTCTATTTAATATTAAGAGTAAGGATGGTCAGGGTACACGAGCTACAACTAAAGAATTCATTGATGGTCAGCCTATATCTCAACCCTCTACTTTTAAGAACTATGCATCACCTCTTGAGTCAGTAAAAGACCTGAATGCATGGGCATCTAAAGCGCCTGGGTTTAAAGAAGCTAAGACATATCGCCAAGCTGTTGAAGCTATATACAATGCAGGATATGCTACTGACCCTAATTATGTAACAAAGACATTAGGTGTATTGGAAGGTATGGGCTTTAAACCAGACCAACCTATTATTGAATATAAAGGTTCACCAGCTACTGATCCTAATTATATGTCACCTACAATGAAACAGGTGTTCTATAAGACTGGAAATATTATGGCACCTGGTATGGATCCATCTGAACATTTAGATGTAAAACAAGCAGATAATCCTAATACTGCTGCTGATGAGACAAACGCTTACTTTGATGAGGATGCACTAGAGAACTATGTTTCTGTAAGTGATCCTGAATTTGGAGAAGTTGGTATGTCAGAACTAGCAGAGAAGTATTACGGTAAGGGTAATAGACCCGCTAATACATCCTTCTATGCCGCTAGGAAGTACCGTAATGGTATACACCTAGGATGGGACTATCCAACAGCTAGTGGCAGCTTGCTGAAGCTTAAAGGAGGCGCTCGTGTAGTTGGTGGTTATAACACTTCATTCGGCTATAAAGCAATAATTCAACTACCTGATGGTAGACGTTTCTCATTCCTACATGGATCTAAAGCATGACATACTCTCCTTTCGAGCCTTCTACTTACGATGATGAAGAGCAACTGAAGAGATACTACGAAAACCCTGATGATGGATCTTATAAAGGTCCTAATGTTGAAGAAGGTAGACCAGGACCTGATGGTAAGGTAGCTCCTACGGAAGCTCCTCCAAAACCTGAAGCTGAAGAACCAAACATTCTAGAAAAAGCTGGACAGTTTATCGAAGATAATAAAAAGACAATTGGTAGAGCTGGTAGTGCTGTAGCTCAGACTATTCCCATTGTTGGTCGTCCAATTGCTGCCGGTATTGAAGCAGCTACTGCTGATACTGACGCAGAGGCTGAGGCAGCCATTCTAGGTAAGGTCGGTATGGAACTTGGCCTTGTTGATTTTGGAATGGATGCTATTGGCAATATCCCTGGTGCTGCATCTATTGATGACTCCTGGGATGAAATGACAAGGTTTAAAAACCCTGCAACTGCTGCTGCACGAGATATGGCTTCTGTCATTGTCCCTAGTGTTGCAGCTTCTCTAGTAGCAGGACCTGCCGCTAGTAGAGCTGTATCAGCTATTAATGGTGGTAAAGTAGCAGCAGGTATTGCAGCAGTTGGTGCTAGTGCTGTAGCTGATACTAGTATCGCTTATCTTTCTGATTACTCAGAACGTGATGAAGGTTTAGCTCGTAGTACTGATGAATTCTTAGAATCTATTGGTAGACCAATGGGTTTAAAGGTTCCGCAAGCTATTCAGGTAATGGATGATGATTCACCTGAAGTACGACGTAATAAACTTATGCTGGAAGCAGGTGGCCTATCCGTAATTGGTGATGCCATTGGTTACCTGTTTAAAGCAGGTAAGCCAATCATGAATTGGTTTGAACCAAAAGATGATGCAGCTAAAGCATTCAAAGAGATTAAAGTTAGAGAGAATCCTGATCCTGATACTGTCTTTCGTTCTATGGAATTAGACGAAGAGATTTCTCAGATTGCAGATGAACTAGCAATTACTACTGATCCATCTGATATTGCATTACTGCAAACTAAACAGGATGCATTGATTGAAGAGAATGCTGCTTTATTTCAATCTTACTTTAATACTGGCCGTACATCTGCAACTGTTGACCCATTAGCTTCTGCTATTGAAGAAGGTCAAGCATCTCGTGGATGGCAGACCGATGAAATTGGAGCTAAAAAATTACAGCAAGATCCTGAAAGGGTTACCTTCGATGCTGATATCCAATCACCATTAGCACCTGAATCTGCACGTCCTACACAAGCTATTCCTAGGGCAAATGTAGCTCGTAATGCGGCTGATATTGCTGCTACTAGGTCTGGTACATCAACAGGAATACCTGCGCCTCTCATCTCTAAACCTATGTTGAAGGATGGTATGGAATTGGATGAACCATCTAGAGCGATTGTTTCTAGGCTTGTTGAGGATCTCAATGAAGGTGGTAATTTTGC